ATTCCGTAAAGCTCCAAAAACGCCGCGAAAATATATTCCGCGTCTACGTCGTAGTCGGTCGCTTTCTCTCCGCTTCCTTGAAACATTTCGGGGCGCGGCAATAACTGCGGCGGGTTGCAAAACTTCACAAGCGCCATTAAGCCGTTAAGCCTGCTTCTTGGCTTTTCGCCCCTGTACATAAAGTCAAAGTCTGCGGGCGGGCAATGCTTATCGCCTATTTTCCGCATGAACTTTAGCCAAAACTTAAACGATGTATGAATACAATACGAGCTGCCATCAACCTCTACGGTTTCGGGCAGCTTTGCTTCCGATAAATCCATTATTCAGCAGGAACAAACTCGCCGTCCTCAAAGGTTCCCTCTGTGAACGACGGTACTTTGTTTGTGATTTCAACCGCACCGCGCTTGATATTGTTGAACCCAAGCTCAAAGTTAATCTGCTCGTTTGTTGTTTCAAGCTGATTGACTTTAACAAGGCTGTCTGTCTGCCATGCCTTGTAAACTGTGATAGATTCTTCGGCGCTTGCGGGTGTGTATTCGGCCGGCTCTTGGTAGAACACAATCAATACATCACGGTGTGCCGCTTCGCCTGTAGGCAATTCAAACAACATATCAAAAATATGCTGGTAGTCGGGTTCGCCCTTAAACATTGTCAAAGCCTGCGCAAGGTTTGGCTGGTAGCTGTCGATTTCTTCTTCGGGCTGGTCGCTTGAGATAAAATCGAAGGTCTTTACCTGCGGATTTGTGTTTAAATCAAACGATGTTGATTTCTTTATCTGCGTCCAAACTGGGGTTGATTTTGTTCCAGTGTTGATAAACGGTACAATCTTGGTCTTTTTGACTAAATCGCCCATACCTTTTACTCCTCTAAAAATGTGCATTTCACACTTTCGCTATAGGTTGTGTAGCCCTTTGCGTCGGTGTCGATAAACTGCGGCAGCGTCACCGCTTCGCACTCTATCTTTATATTTTCAGCGCTCAATACTGTTGCGCCGTCCAGCGTGTCTACAATCTGTTTGCCGTATTCCCTAGCGGCGGCCGCGTTTTTACAGCGTGTAAAAAATGTGAAGTTCCAAGCCACAAGGCGGGTGCCGTCGTTGTAGCGTTCTTCTGCCGCTGGCGTCGGGTCGTGCCTTACACAAGCGTCGTCCGCTGTTTCGTCGGGGATAAGGTCGCAATAGATTGTAAAAGGCAGTTGCAGGGCGTTTTCAACCCACGCGCTTATAGCGCTAGCTATTTTTGACTGTATCATTTACAAGCTTCTCCCATTGCTTCATTTTCCGCGCCTTTGCAGCTTCAAACCATTTCGCGCAGGCGTTCGGGTTCGGGTCTTGGCTTCGGTCAAAGTTCACCCCGTAATACTGGCGGCGCGCGTATGGCGTTTTCCACACAATAGCCCCGCTTCCTATGACGGTGTTAATAATGCCCGATTTCTGCAAGGTTCCCGTTTTAAGCGGGCAATAATAATTGCTGTCCGCCAAAACCTGCGCGTCAAGTTTCATTTGCGCTTTGTGAACGGCCGCGCTTATTCTTCTTTGCGTCGCTGCGCTGTCAAAGTTTGCGCGTGCCGTGAATGTTACGCCGCCGTTACTATTCAAGCGTTACCTCCCAGTGGTGCGGGGTGCCGCCCTGCGCATAGCAAGGCGTTACGCTTCGCACGGTAAAGCTGTTACTTTCCCATGTGATAACGTCGTTTTCCGCTGGCAATACCTGCGCCGTTGGCTCTCCGCCTGTCGTTTCATACGCTGAGTTTACAGCGTCTATTACAAGCGTCATGCTGTCGGCTTTGGTTTCGCCCACGCTTCCCCGTATGGTCTGAAAAGTCGCGCCGATTCTCACGCGCTTTAACACTGTTTCTGAAAAGGTCGGGTTTCGGTCGCGGTCAAGGCCAGTGGGCTTTTTAAGCGTGCAAGTGTGCACAAGCAGCTTTTTTGCGATTAGCTTTGCCATTAGCAAACCCCCGCGTTATGGTCCGCATACAGTTTTATGATCTCAATTTTCTTTGCGGCCGCGCTCTTGGCGTTGAGCTTTACGGCGTCCTGCTGCGCGGTTCTGTCGTAGCTGTATGAATAGCCGTTAATGCTTTCACTCGCTACCGCTCCGCCGTCCTCAGCAGCCGCGCCGCTCGCTTCCTGCGCTGTCGCGTAGTCAATTTCAATCATTCTGCATACGGCTGTATCTATGCCGTTTTCTTCCCGTTCCTTAACAATGCCGTCGAAAACAAGCTGTTTCATAAACATTTTGTTGTCGTCGGCGTATAGGTTAAAGTCCGTTTCAGTAGGTATAACGGAACGCCCTAGAGTTTCGCTATAAAATGTGTAGTTTACGTTCTCGAACATTCCGCCCGCTCCTTATTTTCCGCCGTCAGCTGCTGGCTTGTTCCCGCCTTTGTCGGGTGTGCTCTGCGGTTTGTTGCCGCCGTTCTTTCCGCCATCAGCTGCTGGCTTGTCGTTCTTTTTAGGAATATATCCTACTGTTTTCATTCCGCGCCCCCTTACGCCTTGTGGTGCAGATAAATACCGGCTGTTTTGTTTTCGTATACGTCAGCCAAGCCATATTCACGGAAATTGAAAGTCCATGCGTCAGCGCTGGGGTTGTCCTCGGGCGGAATAGCCTTGTCAACGCGGTGCTTTGTGAACTGCAATACGGCTGATTTCTCAGCGATAAGGAAGTTAATGTCTTTTCCTGCTGGGTCGCTTGAGCCAGTAGAAACGTGCTTAACATAACCGCCCGCGGTTTCGCCCGATGTTTTGCCGTCGTAAAGGTCGATAGCGGTATAGAAACGCGCCTGCGGAACCTTTGTAATGCTGGCAAAAGCGCTCAAAATCTCGCGGCTCTTTGTAGTGTCTACGTTCTGAGCTGCAATCAAAAGCGCTGGTGTAATAAACAAGTGGCGGTTTTCGCTTGGCACTTCCGCGTCGTCCATAGCAGTGGTTGCAGCCTGCAAAGCTGCGAGCACGTCCGCACCTGTCGACAATGTGCCGCTAACCTTAGTATTTGCAAGGTTTGCGTAAGTCGCAAAGCGGAAAGCGTCCTGTTCGGGCACAACCTTTGTGCGGATAAACTCGGCAGCGAGCTTTCCAAAAGCAAGGCCTGCGGTTTCTTCGTTGTCCATAGCGTCAACGCTGAACTTGCGTCCGCGGTCGTAGTTAAACTTCACGGTTTCGTTATCCATAGTAACGTCGCCGTTTACATATCCGCTGTTGCGGTCATAATCTCCCAAGCCGTCCATAGCGAGCTTAGGGATAACAATTTCGTTAGCGTTTGCGCCCTGCTGTGCAAGGATAGCGTCGCTTTCAAGTACAGCTGTTTTACTTGCGTTCTGATAAACTTCATCAAGCAAGTCTACGTACTTCTTAAACTTAGCAATCTGATTTGCCATAATTAAAACTCCTGTTATTCTTTTTTAGGCGCCAAGCCCATTACAGCCCGCGCCTGTGCGTCATCGTCAGATTTTCCGCCCTTGCCGCCCATTGGTGAAACTACTGGCGGGGTCGGTGCGTTGTTGTCTTTCAAGATGTCCGTTTTGTCCTTTGTGATTTCGCCGAAAATGTCGTCAAGGCTTTTCCCCTTGCTTTCGTCTGCCCCCAGCATTTCGCCCATTTTTGACGCGATAGCGTCGCGGGTAATGTCGTTTACAAACCTTTTGCCTGTCAAAAAGTCCTTTACTTTCGCCGAACGTTCCATAGCGGCGATTTTTGCCGCGCTCTCTTTCTGCGATTTTTCAAGCTCAGCCTTGTATTTTTCAACTTCGGCTTTTGTTTGGTCGTAGTCCTTGAACTTTTCAAGCGTAGCGTTTGCAGCTTCAAGTTGCTTCTTTAAGTCGTCGTGGTCGGCGTACTTATTTTTTACGCTCTCAATGTCCTTGCCGTTTTCCGCCATAATCTTGTCGATTGCGTCCGCGGCGATTCCCAAACCTTCCAAAAAATCACGTTTCATTTGTATATCTCCCTACACATTTTTTACGGCGTGCCCGCCAAAGGATTAGAACGGATTACGCGCCGTTCTCGCTATATACATA